CACAAACAAAGCCATATTATCAGTAGCGACGGGAGCATCTTCTGGCAATAACACTGCAACAAAGTCAATTTCCACCTCGTCTTCTTCATTGATAAACTCAACAAACCTATAAAACTTACAATTTTTTACATCACAACTATATTGTGTTCTTGAAGTATTAGGCAGAGTTATCATTATGTCACAATTTTTCCCTGGTGCATTCGCGCTTAAATTCTCAAAATAATGCGCTGTACAAGCTATCATCCGCCCTGAAACTCTCCAACAACCTCCAGATTCTACTTGGCCAGTGTCCTTGTCTACTACTGTGATTTGACACAACAGCTTTTGCAAACGATTACTCAAACCATCTGAAGATTCTTGATGATATTGTGGTGGACGTGGCTCAGTGTATTGTTTTCCATTCTTGTAGTAAGTTTGAAACCTACCCTGTTGCTTACCTCCAGTTCTCTGCTCATGTTTAGCACCCTGTTGCTTCTCTGCACGCTTTTCACCGCGCTTCTTTATAGCACGTTCGCGTTTCTCTTTTCTTTCCAATAACTTGTCATGGTCACTACCCTGCATCTCCAATTGATCTTCTATATCTTTCTTTGCGAATATATCGGTCATAGAGGTAGAAATAGAGCGTACACACTGTATAGTTTTCTTCAACACAAAATAACCAATAGCTGCTTTCATGAAGAAATTTATCATAGTGGATGCGAACTTTATCTTCTTTACAGTATCATCATCATTGAAATCACGCAACCATAACTTATTAAAACGACATATCTCACACTGCATGCAATGAGGACAGGCTAGTTCACTAATTGCTGTAACACAATAGCAAAACTTTTCACATGTCATTTTATTGACGTTATCATATCTACTTGGAGCATCAAGGTAACTCAAAAAAAATTCGCTTAATGGTTTCGCTACAGTGGGATCTCGCAAATGCTTACTCCGTTGCTCATTATTCAAAGCACGGATTTGGTAACTCAAATGTATTAGACAAATAGCACACTTTTGATGATTATGCTCATCCATACAGTCCCATAATGAACTAAGTAAGCGAGGAGTCAATGGTAAGGAACTAGTCGCGTTACCAAACTCGTCAATTTCAGATATAGAACGGAGCAAAGGATTATATTTACTAAACATTTTCAATGCGCCAGTGTACATAACCTTCGGAGTGCAACGCGTATGAGCGCAATATTGATGATTTGGTGCACCCATTAAGTGAGCAAAATTTATGACTCTCCTCTTATCTGGATTGGCCTTCTCAAGTGGTTTAAGTTTTTCATCATCCTTACCTTGCTGCTCAAATTCATGTGGTTTCACTTCACCATCGACCGGTACTTTCAAAACACTCAAATCAGCGACAATCGCATCAGAATACAACGGAGTATTAAAATTACACAACTCTTCATTAGCAGCTTCAACATGTGCGTCATACTGTTTCTTCATCAACGATGACAGATGTATCTTCTCCATATAAAATAATGGCTTCTTAGCTTCAGACAATCGCAAAGTTTTCTCTCGATGTTCCCGGATGAAACCAATAATATGCGCAACAAACTGTCTAAACGTCAAAATCTTCTCTGGAGCTTGCACTTGTTTAACAGTAGGATGATGCAAACGAAATTCCATATGGGGCCAAGACACTTTCATATCTTCAATATCAGGATAATGTTGCAACAACAATGCTTCATCCACAGTTCCTGTGTGACTATTGTAAACTTGCTTATTGACCGCCACTTCTACTATCACATTCCTACGTCGCATAACAGCCTGCATATTAGTCAGTTCATTATGAACAAAGTTAACACTATTAGATGTTGTGATTATCAACTCGCTGGTGTAAGGGGTTCCCTTAACACCCACTCCTGGATCATTTAATGAAGCCATATTGGGCAAAAACGTATCACAACCACACATTAACAATGTTTCAAGAGGAAAGGGGTCCTCACGCACTGAACCAAAGTCATCAACATACACAATAGGCTGTCCGGAATATCCATTCCAAAACTTCTGTCCTAATTGTCTTGCATATTTCAAACCCTGTATGTCTACTACATGTGTGTCAACATCATAATACGCTGGAAATAACTCCGGAGCAAGTTCACGACAAATTCGAGAAACAATTTCTGTTTTACCGACACCAGTAACACCAAACATGTATATCCACACACTCGGTACACGGTCTCCTCCAACTCCAATACGTTGCACAGCATTGTGATAAGCTGCTTCATACTTCTTCAACGTCGTTCGAATTGTATTACAATCATTATTTGTTGCTTTCTTATGCAATTCACGAAATGCAACTTGTATGTCATGATAATCCTTTACGAACTTGCTTAAGTTATGACTTTGAATAGTTTCTGCATTACGCATACTCGAATAATTCATATCGAAAGTTAAGACGTCAAAGGTCAATTTTCTCACTGGATCATATGACAACAAAGGACGCAACCAAGCTCCCATCGCAGCGGGTAAGTTGGCTATTAAAAATTCCAGAACATCATCACTATGTGAAGCAACTCTATCCAGAGCCGCAATCACTGCTGACATCATTATTAATTGTTTCATTGTCACTATAACACCGAATATTTTAGCCATGATTGCCAATCCAGACAAAGCCAATAGCCAAATATTAGTAGAAGATGATGACCCTTGTTGTTCAAAAGGTTTAGAGAACAATGTACACAAATGTTCTAATGCGTTATCCAACACACTAGGAAACATATGTCTCAAGATGACGGAAGTTAAAAGAACCAAAGCTTTATCACTCCAGCCTTCACGGTAACAGTAACCTAAAGTCAAACCGTCGAGCAACGTCTGTACAAGAAAGCCTTTATTATCAACGAACCAATCACGTGCAACACCCAATTGTTCACCGACTACTTGTCCAAGCGCATCAGTAAACACCGAGCTTAAAACATCTACCACTTTAGAACGTATAGATGTTGTAAATGCGGTAACACGGCTCCAAATTGTATCTGCTGGGTCTCCATCTTCAAAAGGAAATGTCTCTTCAATTGTGAACTCTTTATGTTCAGATTCTTGCGCCTTCAAACTCCATTGAGGCGTTAACAATTGAACATACAGCGTCCTAGCTGTAACCTTATCTTCCCTGAAAGTATTAAAGACCAGTAACGTTAATTCACTCGTGAAATCCATCACAAATGTATCATAGTCACCATCAAAATCATGTGTATGTGACAAAACACTAAACACATCACGCTTAAACACGTTAAATTCAACATTAACCACATAGGTAAGATATGGAGCTTTAACAATGCTTACAAGTTCATTTGTTCCCCATTTACTCACATCGGGTGACAAATTTCGCATACTAAAGAATTTATTACGGTCTATACCTTGCATGAAATCTGATCTTAACTCAAATTTAGAACTGGGATACCACAAAGCAAAGCCTGTTTTTAACGCTAGTATTTCGCTAGCTGTAATATCACGGTTAGTGGTGGTCGTCGTAGTACTACTATTTTTAACATTGTCAGAAATGCGTTGGGGAGCTTTCTGAATCTTTTTCTTACCTTTTACATCCCAAACTCCATGATCAGCATGTTGTTCAAAACCAGCAGTAGGCGCTGATAATTGTTCAACATTCGGAGTTAAATCCCAAAGATCGACAGGTACCTCTATATCAGAGACCCATCTAGTAATAGGTTCAAAATTGCAACCAGGTGCAATTTGTGTTCGTCTATAATGAGGAACTTGACGATGAAAACCGCGAAATAACTCACCAGCGTTAGGCCATTGTGTACAACGAACTGAACACAACGCACGCGCGTTAGGTTGGCATATATGCTCATAACGCATTCCATTGCGTGCTGACATAGTATAACTATGATTTTCATCAATTATAACTAAATTAGTATACATCTTTTGTAAATGTCAACACATTCAGCATTAAGAGCAACTTTTCGTGACAACAAAGCAATTTCACGTGCCATACGTATATATTGAGCAAATCCACCCATATAAGACCGTATTTGAAGAATTTCTTTAAATTTCTTCTCATTCGGAAGAACAACAATAGGATCACGTTCAAAATTAGACTCATATGGGTGATGAGACTCACCCAACGCAGCATGTACCTCGCAAGGAACATGATCAGCAACCCATACAAGTTGCCAATGATAATTCAAAATAGAATTAATAATAGGGTATTTTTCAAACTTATGATGAAAAGGGCACAAATACCAAGCATTATTAACTCGATTAGGAGCCATGTCAAACATTTCTATTTGAACTATCTCAAAGGGCATTTGCTTCGGATTAGAGAACTCCAAAGTTTTGGAAACATGAATAGATTTAAAAGATCCATCCGGAAAAATTAAAACTTCATCAGTTTCCATAAGCAGATCATCTGCATAAAATTTTCGTCGACTATCACTCATGTCAAAAGTGGGAGCGTTTGCGTC